ATGTTTTATCGTCAAACAAAACTGGTTATAGTCTCCAGATTTAAGGGTAAAAAATTAAGACTGAGAATGAGCAAACAACAGACTCGAATATATATGGATTATCAGGCATCCACGCCAATCGACAAACGCGTGGCGGAGGTAATGCACGCCTGCTATGGATTTGCGGGTAACCCTCACGCATCAGAACACGCGTTCGGTTGGGATGCTCACGCAGCTATTGAACGAGCAACATCTGAATTAGCTACCGTTCTGAATGTTGATGAAGATGAAATCATTTATACGTCGGGTGCGACTGAATCGAATAATCAGGCAATCATAGGAATAGCCGAAAACGCCCCCGCAGCACGCAAGAGAATTCTCATCAGCAGCATTGAACACGCCTGCGTTTATAGTGCAGCACGCATAGCTGCAAAACGCTACGGCTGTACTGTCGAGATATTGCCGGTGGATGTGCGAGGCATAGTAGATTTAGATTATATAGAGGGGGTTGTTGGGGATGACACACTGATTATTTCAGTTATGGCTGTGAACAATGAAATTGGAACCATTCAACCGATTGAAGAAATTGGCAGAATCTGCAAAAAAGTTGGCGCTATCTTCCATACGGATGCCACACACAAACTCGGAACTGGAAGGTTTGATGCGTCCGTCGCCGACATGGTGAGCTTGTCATCGCACAAAATTTACGGACCGAAAGGAATTGGAGCGCTGTATATCAGCAGGCCGCTTCAAAGAAGCATCTCACCACTAATTCATGGCGGCGGGCAGCAGAATGGATTGCGTGCGGGAACTTTGCCTGTTCCACTGTGCGCGGCATTAGCACGCGCTGCCACTTTGATGGTTGATGAAGAATCCGCAGCGGAGAGATTGCGTATTCAGTCGTTTAGAAATCAGTTTGTGAAAGAAATATTGTCGATAGATGATAGCTTTTTCGAGAATGGAATCAGCGGCGCATTACGCCACCCCGGAAATACGAACATCTGCTTTAAGGGAATGGATGCTCAAAGCCTTCTAACAATGCTTCAGCCGAACATTGCTGCATCCACCGGCTCAGCATGTCATTCCGGCACTACAGAGCCTTCACACGTTCTGCGAAGCATCGGCAGAAATGACGCTGAAGCATCAGCCTCTATTAGATTCGGGTTTGGGCGCTTTACAAACGAAGAAGAAATAGACGCCGCTGTTGCGATCATCGCTGAAGCAATCGAACGCAACAAAGCTGTTCGCATAGCGAGCTAATTACCACTCGCACAACGTTTTCCCAACTTCGTTGTGATCGAGGATTTGCCGCGCTGTGCCATCAGTTAAGCTATCCTGCTTGCTGATATAAATTGGCCTGCCGATGGCGCAGAAGCTGTCAGTCACGCGACCATTTATCGCGCAGGCGTTCAGCAGCATCGCCATCAGCAAGAGTGCGACGGTTTTTGTCTTGGACTTCATGGGATTTTCTCACGTTTTCGGATTGCGTTTCCAGTGCATCCACCCGCTCGGCATTCCGACCAGCGCGACGAGCAGCGAGCAGAATGCCGAGGAATGAAAGCGCCGCCATGCACCACGCCACTACGCGCAGCGCATTGGTGGTGAAGAAGGCTCTGAGGGCGGCAATCATATTTTGCCTTCTTTCCGGGCTTGGTAACGGCTCCACGCGATATAGAGCAGCGCCATCGCCAGCACCGCGACGATTGCCCACGGCGCGGCCTGCGCCAGCGTCGTTGCAAGCGGCATGGCAGGCTCCAGCGTTTCGATGGCCTGCGACACCGCACCTATGCCAACACTGGCCACACCGCCGATTTTGGTGGCAACCATCGTGTCGGTGCTTCCGATAGGCTTAATCTGGTTCAGCGCATCCTTGGCAGTGGCAGGCGGCTTGGTGTCGATGTCGTTGAAGAACATATGGCCGCTGGTGAAATATACCGGCTTCTTCCCACGCGACCATGCTGGTTTGACTGCCGGGGTGTGGTAGTGCGTGCTGGCGTTGGTGGGGTCAACCAGCTGGTGATCGACCGCTTTCATAGCGATTTCCACGCATTTATTGAACCACGCGCCGGAAGCTTTGAAAATCCGCGCCCGATTCGGATCACTCGTATTCCAGCAGCTGAATTGGTACGGCTGGATGCACACGCTTTCTACATCATCCGGCCAGTTCGGGAGTGCCACCCGGTTCATTACCACGCAAGCAATGGCGGTTGCATCCTGAATGTCATGGGGTTTGGCCTCGCCGTAGAGTGTGCGTGCCAGCGTGTCGATATGTTCGGCTTTCGTTGTCATAAAAGCCTCCTTTAAGGTTGGGTGATAAGTTGTTTGATGCCCTGCCACAGCGCCAGCAGCAGGCCGGAAATTGCCGCCGCGATGCAGGAGCGTTTCGTCCATTTGATGATTTCATCGGAGCCGGTGCGGGATTTCCGCAGGTAGAGCATGTCGGCCTGCATCGCGGTGGGGTCGGTGGTGTCCACGCCATATTTGGTCAAGGTGTCTTCGATCCCCTCGCGCACGGCGGCACGAATGGCTTTTGTTAATTCTTCTTCCATTGATTGCTCCAATAAAAAAACCGCCTCAGAGGGCGGTTGCTACTGCTACACCTGCTACGATTGCTACATCTGCCGGTGTGCTACACTTGCTACGGTTGCTACGCTAAGGAGGCTCCACCGATAGGATTTTGCGGAACTCCTTGGCCAAGGGGTCGTTAAACACTCTCTGATATCCAAATGCGGTTGCCATAGTGATTACCAGTGCCACGGACCACGGAAGGTCAGATACTGCACATTGATCCGCACCAGCCCGCCGGTGAAGGAACCGGCGTCCGGCGTGAGTAGCAACGGTGTGTCGCTGTAATAGCTGACCGGGTGGTAGGTCAGGCCGATATTGGTGGAATCCGCGCCGGTGCCGATACCATTGCCATAGCGCGATGTATCGCCGGACACGCCCACGCCGAAGCTGGTGACTGTGCCGGTGACTGCTTCCATCACCCGCGTATTCACGGCCAGCACGGTTGAACGGTTGGGAATCAGCATGGCAGTTTCATCGCCAAGGCTGAGGTCAACATCATCCTGCCAGCGCAGCACGCGCATATATTCGCCGCCATCGCGCATAATCAGGCCGTAGGGAACCCAAGCAGAGCCGTCATAGGCCATGCGGGAATCCAGCGACTCCACCACCGCATCCATCCATTTGAAGGGCGCGTAAAACACCCAGCCGCCTGTCTGGTATTGCGCCAGCTGGTTGGCGTGTCCGGTGAAATCCCCGGATGGGATGCTACCAACGATATACAGATCACCCGCCGCAGGGCTGCCGGGTGGTGCGTCGGCAATATCCGCCACCACCGGCGTGACGAACGCATCGAGCTTATTCAGCCCTTCATTATGCGTGACTTCTTTTTGGGCTTGGCCTGAGACAATATAAGGCAAGCCCAGACGTGCTGTCTGAGACATGGAATCCTCCGGTAATGTTGGTTAAATGCTGGCGCTGGCGGCGTATCCCCGGCCAACCACTGCGGAAAGCTGATAGACTTTTACGCTCACGCTGCTTTGCAGGCTGCCGAAATCGGCAGTTTGCTCGGCGGCGCTATAGCTGGCGGTTGGGCTGATAGTGGAAATCGTTCGCACTACTGTGCTGCCATCAAGGATTTCCACCTCGTAGCGTTCGCTTTCCTCACCCAGCGGAATGTCCACCCCGTCGCGCCATTCCGCATCGACGCGAGAACGGCGCACCCAGCTGATCGTTAGATTGCCGGAGCCGTCGCGCAGGCCTGTCACATGCACCGGCGCGAAGGGTTTCAGGCTTCGCCCGCTATAGGTAAAAGCCACCTCGTCGGTATTACCCAGCGAGTTGCCAACGCTTACCGCCTTGTAGAACAGTTCGCGCCCGATCAGGTTGTTAGCGATTGCGGTCGTATATAAGGCCGGAGAAAGCAGGATAAACCTGTCCCCGGCGGTATGACTACCCACCGCCCATTCCGTACCCTGCCGCCCCCGCAAAAGCCGGGAAAGGCGATAGGTACGCTCGCCGATCAACTCCGCATTCTGGAATTGCACCAGCTCGTCACCGATTAAAGCAGCATTCGCTCCGTTCGGCACGGCCAGTTCACTGACGCTGGCGAGGCTTCCGGCGGTTAACACCACCTCCACGAGATTCACCTGATCCCATGTTTCCGTGATACCGGCGGCAAGGTCGGTGATGATCGCGCCGAACGTGGCCGCACCTTCCAGTCCGGCCAGCAGGTTGAAGGTATTGCCGCCATCTTCCCCGCCATCGTCGGAACGATAGATTGCTGCACCGTTCCAATCCGCGCCATCGGGAGCCACGCCAAGGCGCAGTAATCCCTGACTTTGCACCGTATCCACCGGCAGCGGCGGCGCGTCCACAAACTGAAGCAGCGTTTCCGGCACCAGCACCGGCGGCGTGATGTTGCGCGATGTCTCACCCGGTGGGGTGTAGAAATCGTAGGAACTCACATCCTCCGCCACGGCGTTGATTTTCATCAGGCCGTTGGCTTCCATGTCGGTTTTGATGACGCGCATTTCATGTGCTACCCCGGAAACGGTCACGGTGATGACGTCGGTCGGTTCAAGCCGTACATATTTAGGCGGCACGGTCAGGCTAAAACTCAGGCGTTCCTTCCATGTGCCATACAGGGTAATATCCGCTACCTGCTTGGCCTGCGTTGCGCCCATAACGATGGGAAGGTTCATCGTTACCTGATCCACCGCACGCACCACCTGCCGCTGGGAAGTCTGCGTCACCGGGTCATAATTAAATGGCCGGTCGAGATAGGTCACATTGACGCGCTGGGGCAATTCAAGCTCCTGCGCGTAATGGATCTCCAGCACATCCTGCACACCGCTCTTGGCGCTGGGGATGAGGTCAGCTTCCGGGATGGATTTTACCGACGCATTGCCACGCGGCACGCATTTAAGAATGCCATCGCTTTCCACCACATCGAAAAAGAAACCACTGGCCAGCTGCTCCAGCGCGTTCCGCACCGTGATCGGCTGTTGCAGGATGAACCCTTCCAGCGAGGCGGTCAGGCGGGTGACGTCATAATCCGAAGGCGTAAGGCCTGCGGCTTGTAACAACTCTGCCACCACCGCGCCCAGCGTGGAAGCGCCCAGCTTGCCGTTCACCCAATGCCCCGTTGCCCACAGGATAGAATCCTGCCACACGCCTTCCAGATCAGGCCAGAAAGAAAATGGCCTGGCGTCCCACGTCCAGATAAAGCGCCGTGCCACAAGGCCGCTATTGCCGGAGGCGGTTTCCCGCGCTTCCAGATAATCCAGCGTGCTATCCAGTGCCACACGCTGCGCCTGAAAATCCACTCGGCCTTTGGAGCCGCGAGGGAAGAAACTCTCGCTGGAAGTCGGATCATAGAACACGTTGGGCTGGTTGGTGCAGCCATCCACCGAAGGAAAGCCGAACTCGGTAAACCACACGGGTTTCATTTTGGCAGTCCAAGCGGTCGCAACCGCATTCGGGTTTACATGGGTGTTCTTCCACCAGTGTTCGAGGTTTTTCCATGCGTAGGTCGGATCACCGCCATAGCTGGTTTGCCCTGTGCGAGCCACGGAATCGGCATAGTAATAATCCCAGCCTTCGCCGCTCTCCCAATATTCGGTGATAAGCTCCGGCGTGATCTGGATTTGCGGCAAGTCCGGTGTCAGCGGAAAATAGCTATCAATCCCCACAAAGTCGATATTGGCCGAAGCCCAGAGCGGATCGAGGTTAAACCAGCCACCGGTGCTGTGATATTCGCTCCAGTCGGCGGCATAGGTAATCAGCGTTCCGGGCATGGCGGCTTTCACGCTGCCCGCTAAACTCACCAGCTGCGCCACCGCCGGATAGCTTCCGGGCGAATCGGTAAAGCCGGTCATGCCGATCAGCTCCGAACCGATGACGAACGCATCCACATCGCCACTGAGCAAATTGGCGTAGTGCATGATGAAGGCGTTATAGCCGTTGGTTTTGGTGAACCAGCTGGCCGCATCGGTGGCGTTTGCAGGTTCGATGCGCCCGCGCCACGGCTTCGGCACCGGCGTAATCGTATCCACGAACGGCATGGGGTAAAGCATGACATTCAGGCCACGGCTTTTCAGTTCCGCACAGAGTTGCACCACCGTATGATCGGAAGGCGTGCCGCCATAGGTGGGCGTATCCTCATCGAAAAACAATACCGTTTGAGCCGAAGCGCGGCTGATACCCGCCACGCTCCAATCCTGCGGCAGCACCTGCGTGGTGCCTTGGAATTCCACCTTGGGGATGATTTCGCAATCCCCGGCATCGGTGGAAGTGGCGAACCACGTCACCACCACCGCCACCCATTCCAGATTCGGCAGCACCTTCAGCAACTGGTCAATCGCCACCTGCACATCGGCTTTGCCTTCGTAATTGTGCATGTTGATGCTTTTCTTGTCGCTGGAAGGTGTGAAGGCTCCGCCGAAATAAGCATAGTAACCGTCCTGCTTGGTGGTGACCTGCGTGCCATAGACAAATTCCCCCGCGCCGGGGATTATCACGATGTCTTTGACCTTATCTTCCACGCTGTGCTGGAATTTGACCGTATGGCGCACCTCGAACGTAAAATTGGGGATGCGGTTGCCGTAAGCGGCCAGCGGAAAATCCTCCACCACCACATAGGCCATGCCCCGATGTGCCGGGATCGTCCCAGCTGGCAGGTATTTGGCCATGATGTCATCGACACCTTGCTCTTCATCGCCGAAATGGACGTTATACTTGCCCTGCGCGGCGGAGAGTTCGGTTTCCGTCAGCACCTTGCTATCCGCCCAAACGCGGATCACTTCGTCAATCTCACCCTCGCAAATGGCAATCGCCAGCGTGACATAATACTCATAGGAAATCGTGGTCTGGCTGGTCGTGGTTTTGCCGCCACCACCGCCTTTACCGCCGCCGCTGGAGGTTTGTGTGGTGGTTTTCTCGCTGCGGACTTCTTTAATATCGGTTGCCCAGATGACGTTTCCGGCCAGCCGCATCGTGCCATACACCCTTGGAATGATGTTCCCGTAAGTAGAAATCTGCGCCCGGAGGTCAGCGAGGCGCGGTCCTTCCTGCGTCGGCAGCTGCACGCGCTGGCTTTTCGGGAAGAACGCACCCGCAGCCATACCGCCCAGATTCGCGCCAAGGATTGCCCCGGAGGGACCACCCAGCACAAAACCGGCCACGCCGCCAACAACAGGAAGGACAATATCAGCCATAGGATTATTTCAGCGATTGGAGTTGTTTCGTTTTGAATCGGTAAACGTGGGTGAGCATTCGCAGCCACGCATCGGAAAGCGGTTGTTCCACCACTTTTCCCGCACTGGAATTGCAATGAATTAGTCCCGCGCCGCCGGTGGGATATTCCGTCAGCAAGCCCACATGCTGCGGATCGCGGAATGTGCGGAATAACAGCACATCGCCTTGCGTCATTTTTTCTTCCGGCACTTCGCGTAAGTGCCGCTGAATAGCGCCCACCAGCCGCCCGCGCTCCGGGTACATGGAATAATTGAACTCATCATGCCGGGAGAGCGGATTGCCTTCACCGTCCTGCAATCCCAGCTCGTCAATCACGCCGATAATCAGGCCGATGCAATCCACCCCACCAGCGCCAGCCTTGGATTTCTTCAAGCGCCCTTGGTGGTGATACTTCGTGCCGAGCCATGTGCGGGCTTGCGCTACGATCTGTTGTTTCGTGACTTTACTCATTGCGGTTTCCCTTACTCATGGTTCCCGCCGTGGTGAGCAGCGCGTCCACGCCGGGGACATACGGCTCGCCACGGAAATTAAGGATATTGCTGAATTTGCCCTGACAGGTTTCATGGGTTTTGTCGCACCCGGCGATGATCTTGAATTCATCGCCCACTTGGAGCGATTTACCCATTGGTAACGCCAGCACCACCTGCGCGGAGGCGAATTCTTTTACCTCCATGCGCCGCCCGTCATTATTGCCGCTCGTCCATTCCACTTCGCCGCCGGTGAACCAACCTGCCGCCTGCGTCAGTGCGGAAGCCTTAAACGTCTGGTTATTCACCACTTCGGTGATCGTTGTGGTAACGGTAAAGCTGGCCAGTGCCACTTTGCAGCGGCTATCGCCCAGCACGGCGCGGCAGGATGGCGAATACACCTCGCCGATGGCCTGGCTTAAATGCTGCGTCAAGCCGCGCACTTCGGCATGGAACATCTGCGCGTTCAGCGTCACTTCGCCCAGCCGCCCGCGCTTCACCACCAGCTTTCCTTGGCTCAAATCCTCATAATTCACCATGAAGATTTCGATTTCGGCATAGTCATAAAGGCCAGCCAGTAAGTCGGATTCCGTGATTTTGGAAGGAAACGTCTGTCCTTCCAGATCAAGGTTATCCACGCTCATGTTGGATTTGCTTTCCACCGTGGTGGGCGTGAATCCGGCGATGGAGTCATATTCCAGCGAGTCAATCACCAGCGCCCGGTCGTGATCGGTAAAGCCAAGCTCGGTCGTGTCCTGCCGTGTGAGCCGCCAGCAGGTGGCAAGTGTAGTCAGGCCGCTGCCGAAATGCGCTTCCAGTTGTGGGGAAATATTTCTCATGGAATTCCTTGTAAAAATTGGTGATTTTGCTATTTCTATTCAGAAGTTTATTTACATTAGGCGCAGCATGGATTTTACTAATCAGTTAATTTTTTTCAGTGGGTTACTGCTGTGTCTCAGCATTCTGGCGGGTCTCGTTTCTAAACGCACGGGTGCGCCGTTGATTCTTGCCTTTTTAGGCGTCGGCATTCTGTTCGGTCAGGATGGTCCCGGCGGAATCGCTTTTAATGACATGGAACTTGGTTATTCCATCTGTTCTTTCGCCCTTGCCATTATTCTGTTCGATGGCGGCATCCATACACCTCTAAGACATTTCCGTGTAGCAGCGCGCCCCGCCTTTCTTCTGGCAACACTTGGAGTATTATTGACCGCCGCCGTTACCGGCGTTGGCATGTGGTACTTTCTGAATGTTGATATATTACAGGCGTTGCTATTCGGTTCGATCGTCGCGTCCACGGATGCCGCAGCAGTATTTCTGTTACTGCGTCAACGGGGTGTGCAACTGGAACCGACCATGTCCAGTACGCTGGAGGTGGAATCGGGTATTAACGATCCTATGGCTATATTCCTGACCCTTACCTTCGTTGAACTAATCCTCGGCCAGAATAGTGGTAACACCTGGCTTCATATTTCTGGTGAATTCATTCGTCAAATGGGTATCGGAGCCGCTTTTGGTTTTGCAGGTGGAAAGCTAATCGCATGGTTTTTTGATAGGGCTGACCTTGATTCCGGTTTATATCCCATCTTCGCACTTGCAGGTGGCCTCTTGGTTTTCGGAGCCACCAACATGCTGGGGGGCAGTGGATTCCTTGCCGCATATGTTGCAGGCCTGATACTCGGTAATCATGAGTACAAAACAAAGAAACTCGTGCAGCAATTTATGGATGGAATGGCATGGCTCTCTCAGCTCGGTATGTTATTGGTTTTAGGACTGCTAGTAACGCCAAGCGAATTGATCAAGGATATTCCTATAGCTATCGTTATCGCCGGGATACTTATTTTTGCAGCACGTCCCATCGCCGTTTTCATTTGTCTGGCATTTGAACGATTCACCGGCAAAGAGAAGCTATTTATTTCATGGGTAGGGCTTCGCGGAGCAATCCCCATTTACCTTGCGATCATTCCGGTCATGATGGGGCTGGAGGGACATTATTTTAATATCGCATTCATCGTGGTGCTTTGTTCCTTATTTCTACAAGGCTGGACAATACGTTCAGTCGGTAGAATGCTCGGTGTTAAACGGAAGTTAGAAACGTAATACGTCATACGCGCACCTCAATCAGTGGTATGCTGTTCCAGCTGCCCGCATCAAAACTATCCAGCGAAAGCGCCAGTTCATCGGTATCGAAGCGCACCGGCACATCGAATTCAAAATCTGCCGTGAGTGTGCCGGAAAGTGACGTGGTAATAATGCCGGTGGCGGTGTCGATGCTCCAGCCGCTGGCTTGCAGGATGCTGTCCTCATAGAGTTGCACCGTTCCGGCCACCGGTTTGGTGATGATCCGCTCGGATACCACCGCGCCGCTGACATATTGCTTCACCAGCTGGTGTTCCTCACCCTCCAGCGCCAGCAATGGCTGGTTGATGGCCTTAAAATCGCCCCAATCCTTGAAGCGAAACCCCACCGCCTTGCCACGACGCGCACGGAAGAACGCAATCAGCGCCTGCCACTGCGTTTCGGTTTTCACGCCGGAGGCGACATTGTACCGCGCACGCGCTTGGCTCCATTTGCTGTTACGCTGCTCATGCCCGGATACGGTGGCCACCACGTCGGTTAAGAAAGTGGGTCCGCCGGTCGCGCCATAGCTGATGTCGCTGGGGAATTGGATTTCTGCGAAGCTCATAAGTTCCTCCTTGCCCGTTCAATCGAACGCGCCATATCCGCCGCAATCTGGCCTTGGCTTTGCCGGAAGCTGCGAACGTCCGGGGTTTGAATGTTCATATTTACCATGATCGGAGCCGGAGCCATGCCGTTGGCGGGCATAATGTGCATCGGCGTGTTACCCGCAAAAGCGAGTTCGGGACCGCGTTCACCAACAATGCCGAATTTACCCGGCTGAAGTCTGCCGCCATCGGCGAAGAAGCCACCGAAGAAATTGCCAATGCTGGAGAGCATCCCGCCGAATCCACCACCGCCACCGCTGCTACCACCACCGAACATGCCGCCGATGGAACTAAACAGCCCGTCAATGATGCCGCCCTTGCCGGAGATGCCTAAATCCTTCAGGGCATATTGCAGCAGGGTGCGGTTCAGATCGGACAGGAAGCCCTTGAAGAAATCGCCGAAGCCATCAAAGCGACCACCAATCGCATCGAGTGAATCGGCGATGGTGCCTTCCATTGATTCGCCGATACGGGAAAACTCACCTTCGATAGTTTCGCCGGTTTTCTTGCTGGCTTTGCCCAGCCGTTCCCCGGCCTGTTCCACCGCCCGCCCGAACGTGTCCTGATTGATATAACCTTTCTCCAGCAGCATGTTCAGCTGCGCCATCTCTTCGTTGTAGCGTTCCAGCGGCGTGCGCGTGGCCTCGAAGATGCGCTTTGCTTCCTGTTGCAGCTTATTCAGCCCTTTGACGGCTTTTGCGGTTTCCTCCACCTTTTCCGGGGTGGCGGTTTCGCCGAACAATCCATCCAGCGACTGATTCTTGGCAGCGCGGGCTTCCACAATTTTCGCGGCGGCGTCCTGAATCTCCGCATCAATGGCGCTGTTGAATTCCTGCGCTCTGGCCAACGCCTTATCAAACGCGGTTCCCATCGCATCGAGCAGGCCGGTTTCCAGCGCGGCGCGGGTGTTCTCGAAAGAAATGCCGCCCAGCGGGTTATTGACGAAATTCGCCAAATCCTGTCCCAGCGCCTCGAAGCGTGAGGAAATAGCATCGCCAAAGGCATTGAACGCATCGCCCACGCCTTCAAACACGGCAATGAATAGATTGCCGAATTTAATCACTTCCGCGATGAAAGCCTTAAAGCCCAGCCGGAAAGGTTCAATCGAATCGGTAATCAGCTGCGCCAGCCATTTGATTTTATCGGCAATGAAAATCAGAATATCCGTCAGGCCTGCATCGCCAATGGCTTTCACCAGTTTGGAGAACGCATCACCCATGTTGGAGAGTGCGACATTCAGCGTTCCGGCCTGTTCCTTCATGGCTCCGGCGAATTGCACATCGCCGATAGAGCGCAGATAGCCTTCAATCTCCTTGGCATTTTTGCCCACCGTAGTGCTGACGCCTTGGAAGGTGAAGGTCACCTGATCGCCCTGTGCGCGGGACTTAATCCCGAATTCTTTCAGGCGCTCGAATTCACCCGTCGCAGCATCGGCCACGGCTTCGATCATCTGGTTGAGGGATTTTCCCATTGCCGTAGCGGTATTGCCGTAAGAGGTGAGTGCTTCCTCGGAAGGCGTCAGCCCCAGCGCCTTCAGCTTGATGAAGGCATCCACCACTTCTTCCAGCTGAAAGGGCGTAGTGGCGGCAAAGTTTTCGATGAAGCCGAAAGCAACGCTCGCCTTATCCGCCGAACCGGTGACAGTGCGAAGGCTCGCTTCCAGCTTCTCGAATTTGGTAATGGTGTCGGTGATCTGCTTGCCGACAAAGGCCGTAGCCATCAATCCGCCGACGCGCTGCAACCCGCCACCCAGCCTTTTGAACCGCCGATCCATATTATCCACCCCAGACTGAATCTGGGTGAATGCGGCTTGGGTCTTGTTCACCGCACGGATAATGAATTGGGCACTGCTAAACACGGCCATTTTTCTTGCTCACTGCATCATGTTGAAGTTCAAAAAACGCGACCCACTCCGTGAATTCCACGGTGGTCATCCGCTCAATGTCCGAAAGCCGCCTGTTCAGGCGATAGGCCAGTGCTAACTGGTTGCGTCGGAGTGCGTCGCGTCGGAGTTTCCCTTGACCTGCTCCACGCTCTGGAAGAAGTGGCGCTCGATCTCGTCATTGATGCGTAGGATTACGCGGCAATCCCCGAAATTGAGCAGATCATCTTTATCTTCCATTTTGAACAGGCGGTTGCCGTCCTTATCGCGGGCTTTGACGATCAGGGAATAAACGGCGTTTTCAATGCCGGAGGCCTTCTTGCCCGCCACCCGCTGAATCAGGCTGGCTTCCGCCATCGTCATCGGCAGGATATGGATTTGCAGGGGATTCTCCGGCTCGCCCCATTCCGGCACGGCAATCACCAGCCGGTCTTGTCCTTGATAATGCTGCTTTACGCGCTCAATCGTTTTCATGGCTTCCCCCTTATGCTGCTACGGTTTGTTCAGTCAGCGCCCCGTTGCCGGTGAAGCTGAAGGTGACTTCCACCAGCCCATCGAAAGATGCGCTGTAGGAAATGGAGGTCACAATGGCGTCACCGCTCCAGTAGGTCGCGCCGGTGTCATCACCTTCCGGGTAAAGGTTGAGGGTGACGGTAGCGCCTGCGGTCAATTCGCCTTGGCCGGTGGTATCGGTTTCATCCCAAAACCCATCCAGACTGCCTGACCAGCTTTTGATGGTTGCCTGATTTTTGCGCCACTCGGTGCCGATGATGGACGCATCCACCGTGTCGGACGTGATTTCCAGTGACCATGATTTTACTTCTGCGACTTGGGACGATCCGACAAAGACCTTCCCCTCGCTGCCAGCGTGGGTAGCCATAATGATTCTCCTATGATGTTGTGTTGGTTAAACGGGCGTTTGCGGCGCGTTTTCTTTGACGCAGTAAAGCACCGCGAAAGTAAGGGTGATGACAGCCACCGGCTTTTCCCCTTCGCCGGAAAGCTGGGTTGCAGTGCTTTCCAGCGAGATGTCTTTCACCAGTCCGGCAAGTGTCGGGTCGGCGGCGATCAGCTGCTCCACCTCTAAAGCCAGCGCGTCGGCTTCGGCGTCAATATCGCCTCTGGCCTTGAGATAGCCTTCCATCGCCAGCTGTAACTGGCGGGCTTGCGTGCGTGGTCGCTGCATGGAGCGTTCCCCGATATTTTCCTGCGGCGTGTACACCAACAGGGCGGGGAGTTTCGCATCATCCAGCGGATGCACGCGGGAGGAAAAGACGCGGTTTCCGGCCTCGGTATTGCCATTGAGCAATGCCACCACCGCCTGCCGGATTTGTGTGCGAGCATGGCTCATAACGCCTCCAATATCAGTTCGGTGATGCCTTCACTGTCCGGGCGGATGGTCACCACCTCATATTCATCGCCGCCGATGGTGAAGCTGTCACCGGTGGCGATTTCCGGAACATCGGCGGTGCGAACCGATAGCACGGGGTGGTTGGCGACCACCTCCACCGATTCGCCGCCGACCAATTCCGAATAGGCCTGAAACATCCCTGATACCGGGCGGGTGGCTCCCCCTTGCGGGGAATAGAGAACCTCCCGCCCGTCCAGCGTTTCAAGCAGCGTGAGATGGTGGCCGTGCATGTCATCCATGAACGCCATCACAGCCCCACATTCAAAAGCACATGCACGTTGCTATCGCCGGAAGCCGCCGCTGCCGCCGCCACACCGATAAGGGTATTATCGGTGGCCGTGGTGGTGACTTCACTTTCGCTATCGTCCCAGTACAGCTTTGCGCCTTGCGTCACCGCGCCGCTGGCCTTGGGCAGGCTGAATACGCCGCATACATGCACCGCGCCTGTTTTGCCGTTGGCGATGTCGGTTTTAGCAACGCCGCCAATGGTGCCGACTAGCACGAACTGGCCGGACGTAATATCCGCGCCAGCGGTATAGTTGAGGGTTTTACCCTCCTGAACATAGTTGGTAGCCATGAGATTTCTCCTTGAGTTTTAGGCATAAAAAAAGCGGCCAAAAGCCGCCGGTTGGGTAGGAATGATAGAAGGGTTTACGCGCCCGGATTCTTATACAGGGTACGGAATTCCAGCGGCGCTGCCGCCGCGTCGATACGCACCTTGTATTCCACCCCGTCAATCGTCCAGCCGTCTTGCTGGTCAAGGAACGGCGCGGCAATGCCATCCAGATAACCCACTTCAATCGTATCGAAGGTGTTCGGGTCAGCGGCCAGATACCATGCGGTAGTGGAGGCATCATCCAACCGCGCATCTACAATGATTTCCGCTGCACCACGCACCGGGTTCGGCACGCGACTGTTGGTTTTGGATGGGTCGGTTTCCGAGGTCATCAGTATCCGCGCCGTGTCCTCCTGTGCGGCAGGCACAATCAGGAAGGAAGGCCGGATATTGAGCGTGGCCGTGCCATCCTTTTGCGTCCGCATAGCTGTGCGCCCAGCACCAACGCTTGCGGCGGTAATCGCCGTGCCGCTGCTTGCCAGATTGTTGTGGTCAGCATGGAACAGCGCCACACTGTCGCTCATCGCCGGATTATCAATCAGGATGCTGAACACCAGATCACCCACCGTCCGCGCCGCCGCACGCCCCATCTTGCGGGGAATGTCGGTAAACGCCATCAGATCATCATTGATGATTGCCTGCCGGGTGATAGAAAACAGCTTGCCGTAAGTGGCCAGCTTAATGCTTTCCGCCCGTTCGCCAATAGTGCCGTGCTTGTATTCACCACTTTCGGGGATTTCATCCAGCTTTTCAAACACGCCCAGCCCAACGCGGCTGTGGGTTTTGAAATCCGTCAGATTGCCGGTGCGGGTGAACATCGTAAAGACTTCCTCCGCTTCCTCATAACCGCGCAGCATGGCCTTGCGGGAGTTATTCTCCAGCAGTTTCGGAAAGTCACTGGTGGAATGGGTGAAAGCACGCGCTACCAGCTCGCGCTTATCCATATGCGCGGTGCGAATGCCGCGCAGTTCCAGCGATTGCCGCGCCATCTCCAGCAGTGTATAGCCCACCAGTTCCGTGGGCTTAACATCCTTGCCAGCGATACCGGCGCGGTAGGCAATGGCATCTTCAGCGGCGCGGGAGAATTTCTCCACCTCCGTATCGCCGATTTCAATGCGCTGATTGCTTGCCACCGGTTCCTCGCGCTTGCCGATTGCCTCCAGCAGCAGCTTGCGGGCTTCGCCCACATCCACCGCCGGATCATCAAGGCATTGGTCACGCAAAGCGATATGATCGCCGTGCTTATCAAACAGGCTGCGGATTTCCGTGCGGCGGGCTTTCTCCGCGTTCAGGGCTTCCTGCCGCACCTGATCGACATTAACAGGTGGTGTTTGGGGCGGCGTTGCGGGAATCGCGTTTTCAGCACGTTCCCCGGTTTCTTTGACTGCTTCTGGCATGGTAGTCTCCTTTTTAGGTTGGGTTGGTTGTAAGGGAAGGCTTTCGGCCTCCAGTTTCCTGCCAATGCCAACGGATGCGTCGGCGGGAATATCGACCAGCGAGATTTCCATCGGCGTCCAGCGGACGACACGGTAACGGGCTGGCTGGTTTTCGGGTTCTTCAATTAGTTTGCGCTCATGGATGCGGTAGGCCACCGACACGTTGCGCAGGATTCCGTCGCGCACGTCCTGCCACAGGCCTTCCACCTCAGCGCGTTTGGATAGGCGGATTTCCGCATAGCCACGGCCATTTTCAATCCATGCCCGTTCCACCACGCCAATACGGTTTTCCCGCTCGCTGCGGTCATGGTTATACAGCACCGGCGCGGCATTATTCAGGCGGGAGAAATCCACTTCCTCCGCTGCATGTCCCAGCACTTCCACCCACGCATCGCCAAACAGCGACTGGCGGGTGACGGGTTCCTCCGAAGAAAAAGAAAGCCGCACGAGGCGGCTTTCAGTGTCCACGATGGAGCGGGAGGTTAAATCAATCGTCCTTGTCAGTATTTCCGGTTGGTTTGTCATCGGATGGTTCCTCCTTTTGGGTTTTGCCGTGCGTGCTGGTGCTGAAGGTGATGCCTGCCTCTGTTTCCTGCTCGCGTTCCTGTTTGATTTGCTCGAATACGTCCTGCGGATTGCCCCCGCGTTCGCGCACCACCTGCGACCGTGACTTAAAGCCCGCCGCCACCGCTTTTTCCTCAGCGTTGACTTCACGCTGCGGGTCAATCCACGGCATGATGGGTCCTTGGAAGCTGGCTTTCTTCAGCGAACGCGGGTTGATGCTGCCTTCAGCAATCGTGATCTGCCCGGACAACACGGCCATATCCACGAAGCGTTCCCAGATGGGATGCACGCAGCGTTCAATGAAATAATCGCGCAGCACGCCGTAATGGATGGATTGCTCTACCAGTTCCTGACGCTGGGCGCTATAGGTGCCGTTGTAATCCTTGGCGATGCTGGAAAAGCCGGTGGCTGTTCCCGCTGCCACCGCCCGCAGCTGTGAATTGCGGAATTGCTCCAACATGGCGTTGGGGCGGTTGCTATCAATCATGCCGATTTCCTCACCGGGCAGAAGATTGTCAAAAATCATCCCCGGCTGCATTTTCATCAGCCGGTTGCCCGCGCCATCCACCTGCGTGGAACTCATCGGCGCATCCAGATTCTTGCGCACATAGGCGCAGATACTGGCCGCCACCTTCGCCGCCAGCCGCTCGGAAAGCTCGTAATCCTTAATATCCTCCATGCGCGTCATTACGCTGGCGAAGATGGAAACACCCCGTGTCTGCGCGATGCGGTCAGCGGTTTTCAAATGGATGATTTTCTCCGCCGGATAGCGCTTCACGTCCCGTTTTGTGACAAAATTATGCCGGTCACCCGGATGATCCTTGTAGAGGAAGTAGGCACGCGGCTTGCGCCATCCGTTCTTTTCCACTCCGTGGATGATGCGTTTGCGTTCGTCATGGTAATCAAAGGGCAGATAATCGGCTTCAATGAGTTCCAGCGAATACGGCACGAGCGTACCGTGATCGAGCGCCGCACCCGTGCCTTCAATATGTTTTACCAGCACTTCGCCATCCCGGAACCAGCACCGCGCCAGCAGGCGAAGCATCTGGTTCCAGTGCAATTCCCACGTCACTTCCGGGAAGCGAATCCATTCTTCCCATAATTCCACCAGCTGCTCGTTGATTTCCTTGGCCAGTTCGCCACCGGCACGCTTGACCTGCGGTTCAATGGTAATCCCGCGCCCGACCACATTATTGACAAGGCAGTTCAGCACGCCCCGCGCCAGATCGTGGTTTTCATCCAGATAGCGGGCTTGCAGGCGGAGGGATTCCCCGGCGCGTTCCACCACCGCATCGCCGCTGCCCGGATCGGTTTTGATTTTCCGCAGGCGGGAGGGTTGGGCTGCTTCATAGGCACGCTGGGCATGGAGAATCTTCCGCGCCGTATCGCGGCGCAATGCCGCCTCCGGTGAGAACATCTCAATGGTTCTGTCGAGTAAATTAGTCATCGCTGAAATCCGCCAAGGCTGCTTGCTGGTTATTTTGAATCACTTGCTGGAAGGCCTGCACGCGCCGCTCCCAATACTGAATCTGCTCCCGAATCTCGCGGGTATTGGCGAGCGTCAGGCTGCGCCCGTTCATGGAATAGCTCTGGCCTTTGGCCACGGCCAAATCCGCCGCAATCCACGCATCCAGCGCCGTTTGCGCCTGTTCAAGAGTGAGTGCCATAGAAGGTTCCTTTAGTTAAAATTCCAGTCATCAAAGCCCATCCAGCCATCGCTTGCGGGCGTGGCGGGTTCGGGTTTTTGTTTCGTGATCCGTTCGCGTTCCATTTCCTGCACCAGCGCATCCAGATTCGGGTTCAGGATGTAGAGCGCCGCCAGCGCATAGACCCGGCAATCCAGCGCTTCGTTGCGTTGCCCTTTGGCCAGCACCCAGTGGCGCGTCGGGTGGCCGTTCACGAATTTGGTTTTTACCCGCTCGGATGTCAGTTGCCGGAAGTAATCCTCCGGGTATTCCGCCGGAAAGTGGCAGTAACCGGCTCCCGGCTGGTGAATCTTCAGCCGTGCGTAAATCATCTGCTTGGCCGTGTCGGTTCCCAGCGTAAACAGCTTCACTCGCAGCTTGTTGGTACGGCTGAAGCGGCTGACCAATGGCCTGCCGATTTGTGACGCGCCTTTAATCGCAAACACCCGGTCATGCTCGCGGGCTTTGCAATATTCATAGACTTTCTGCGTGTAATGCCCGCCGGTGTCGATGCAGGCGCAGCCCAGCGAAAGGCTTACTCCGTCGCTCCGCTGGAAGGGCTGGCGCAACACGCGATCCAAATCCTCCCACAGCTTGGCCTGCGCCGGGTCACCATGCAGCACATGGTATTGCAGCGACCAGCTTTCTTGCCCAATGCCCCAGCCAACTATTTCCGCTTCCAGCCGGTCGTCCTGCACGTCCACCCCGGCAGTAATCACCACCACGCCAACGGGTGCGATGCGTCCCCAGTTCTCTTTGCGACTGAGCAGGCCGGTGTGATCCACGCCCTCGGTGGCTTCCTTCCATGTTTCGCCCAGCGAGGTATTCACCCACACTTTCAGCGTTTCCGGCAGGCGCTTGGCTTTGAAGAAATTCTCCACCATCTCGCCCCAGCGCACCCACGGGCTGTAAAGCTCCGAGATATGAAACCCCGCGACGCCGTTAAATTCAGCCTGCGCCCGCCATTCACCCTTGGCCAGCATCCACGGCTTGTCACTGTCATGCAGCACCGCCGCGCAATGCTCACATTCGTAATGCGCCGCATCCGGCTTATTGCGGTCAAACTTCACCTGCGCCCAGCGCAAGGTCTGGAACACGCCGCATTCCGGGCAAGGCACGAAGAACAGTCGCTGATCGCTTTGCTGAAAACGGGCTTCTATTTTGCTTTCGCCCTCAATCGTCGGCGTGCTGGCCGATACCAGAAGCCGGTTCCAGAAGGTGGTGGTACGTTTTTGCGCCAGCGAGCCGGGATCACCCTCACTACCGGCGGAAGTGGGATAGCGGTCTTCCTCATCAAGCAACACAATCCGTATCGGGCGACTGGCCAGTGATGACGGGCTATTAGCGCCCGCCATCGTCAAATGCCCGCCATTGAATTTCTTATGCAGCAGCGTGTTGTCGCTGTTGCGGCTTTTCGGGTCTTTGAACAATTCCGTCAGCGCGTCCGAATCGCGGATCATCGGCGCAAGGCGGTCTTTGCTCCATGCCTCCGCCATCTCCAGCGTGGGCTGGATGAACAGAATCGGCGATGGGTCTTGGTGAACGAAGTAACCCAAGATGTTATTCAGAATCTCGGTTTTGCCGATTTGCGCGGAGGTCATAAACACCACCTCGCGCACGCCGGGTTCATTCACTGCATCCATCATGCCGCGCTGATAGGGTGCGCGGTCAGTCCGCCACCTTCCGGGCTCGGCGCTTGCTTCCGGGCTGAGTTTTCGGTTTTCGTCCGCCCACTGACTTACGGTCAGTTCCGGCGGTGGCATCCACACCTGCCGGACTTTCTGCATCAGCTTCTGGTAGTGCGTCATCATGGGCGAGTTCACTCAATGCTTCATAAATCGCCCGTTTCAGGAACCGCTCAATCTCGGTCGGTTCCTTCAGGGCGGCGATCTGGAAGGCGCTTTTGCTCGGTATGGCAAGCAGCCGCATCCGGCAGGCAGAAACTTGCTGCATCCAGTCATGTTCAATCGTTTCAATCGGAATCAGTTGGTTACGAAGTGCGGCCACTTCGAGTTCGGTTTTATCGGCCTGCGCCTTAATCAGCCGGGCGCGTTCGTGATGCGTGTCACGCGGCGCGTCGGCATTGCCATAGGCGCGATCCTGCAAATAGCGCACATAGTGCTGCACGCAGCGCACCAGATCGTATTTGCCTTTGTCGGCCTTGGGGATGATTCCATCCCGCGCCAGCTGCTGCACCCGGCGTTCGGTCAGGTTCAGGAACCGCGCAATGACTGCTACCTTGTGAAGAATTTGCATGAAGGGTTCCTATCATGACGTGATAATCCACCCCGCAAACTCTCCAAACCGAAACCATTCCGCTGCATTTTCTCCCAGTATGGCAGGATCAAGCGGGCGTTGAACGCCGCCGAGTGATAATTCCTTGGCGATGATATGCTCAGGGCTGACACCCGCCGCCACTTTGCCCGCAAGCGTCAACCGCCACAGCACCGTGGCTTGATAGCCTGTTGCTGCTTCGCATTTATCGACAATCACAATCGCGCCGCCGGGTTTAAGGGAGGCGCGGAGCTTGGCAATAAACGCCGCCCGCGCACCCACCGGCATGAACATCATGACGAGGTAACACACGGCCACATCGAACGGCTCATAATCAAACCGGCAGGCATCCATCTGCACCAGATGCTCCTTGCCCGGTCCCGAATACTGGCCGCACATTTCCGCGCTTGGCTCTATCGGCACCAGCCGCGCCTGCCGCTGCGTGAGCGCCGCTTCCAGCGCCTTGCCGATATTGCCGGTGGATGCGCCGATGTCATAGACCAGCCCACCTTGCGGGATATAATGGCGGGCGATATGCGCCACCGCGCCGGTCACCAGATCATACCAAGGCAGTTGTTCGCGCACATGCTGGTTGAAACTCTGGGCAACACCGGCGTGCTCGAACGTCCATTCCTTCGGTATGTCCATTACGGTGTGGGAAGTGCTGTCCATTGTTCGTTCTCAAATACTTTGACGGATGGAATACCGAATTCTGCATACATGGCCTGCGTGCGCGGGTTGCTTTCAATCGCCAGATATTGCTGGCCGCTTTTCCCATGCTTCGGCAGCACCAGCTGCTCCAGCATGATGCGCTTGGCGATATGCGGCGGTTTGTAATAGCGGTTAAAATGCGCTTCCTGCGGTATCCACCCGGCCTTGAAGTAGAGGCTATCAAGCGTCGGCTGCTTGTGCTTCTCAGGCCGCGCCGTCATCAGGATGGTGTGATAGGGCGCAACCAGACTCACCAGCCAGTTGCGGTAGGTTTCCTGCTGGATTTGCAGGGCAAAGGGTTTGCGCTTCTCATGACTATTGGCCACCAGCGTATAATTCAGATCGAGCAGAATAATCATAACTTCACTCCCAGCCGCCGGGAGAAGGCCTGCTTCGCTTCAGCCACCAGCCCCATGCGGCTGCCATCAGGATAGGGAAGATCAAACTCAAATTCGAGTGCTGCTTTCAGTCTTTTGATATTGATTTCCCGTGGTTTACCGCAAATGGCCTGCACGTTGCTGTTGCTTTCATCCACCTGCACGGCGAGGAAGAATTGCTTGAACAATTCGTAAAACTCCCGCTGCGAGTGGTACTTCTGCACTTTCGGCGAAGTGGCAATATCGCCCAGCGTAATGCCCGGTTCATAATCCAGCTTGAACAGCACCGCGCCGGATTGTCGTTCATTCAGCGAGTGGTAACCGCTAAGCTGCTTGATGTTGATATGGTTGATGGCAGAGGCCACTGCGTAAAGCTGGGTCGTATCATCGGCCAGCGCCGCACAGATACAGGCGATATGCTCCCGGTCTGCCTGAAACGGCACGCTGTTCAGCACGCTGGAAATGAAAATCGACGAATAGTGCAGCTTCTGCGTACCAATCGCATGGAGAAACTCCCGCGTCAGCGCGAGGCTGGCTTCCTTGTCGATTTCATCGCTTTCGCCCACCCGGTACGGCTCAAACGGCGTGACCGTAATGCCCATGCTGCGAAGGATGCGGGTTTCATGCAAATGTCCCGCACCAAAATCCAGCACGCAGCGTCCATGCTGTTTGATCCAGCGTTCACGGTTGGCAGCCTCGTGAATGTCAAAGGCCTTGGCGGTAGAATCACCTGCCACCGCAAAGATAAACCCGCGCCCAAGGCTGTTTCTCACCTGACGCAGGCGCCGGAAGGAATTATGGCGCAGCAGATCCTCGTAACGCCTGTGGATGTCAAAATCCATCGACAGGTAATTGAGCATCGCTTCCGCCAGCTGGCCTTCCGCGTCAGTGACAAACACCACCGGCACTTGTTCCAATCCCAATTCGGCACAGTGCTGCAAGCGGCCAATGCCATTGACCACCCGGTAATCCCGCGTGGCCACCACCGGCATCATAATCCCGCGCCGCTTCAGCGTCTTGGCGATGTTCAGCGAATAACCCTTCCACCGGCCTTTGTTCGCCTTTAAGAAAGGCGCGATAGGATGCGGCTTGGCATTCAGGCATGGATAAAACTCCGGGCTATCCACCGCCTTATCAGGCAGGCCTTCAGCCAGCTTACGCACATCCGACGCCTGCATCCGGGCAGTCATATCCGCCACCGTGTCGCTCTGGCCTAAATCATTGGTGGCGCGGTTAAACACCACGTTGACGCCTTTGCGCTCTGCCAAATCCATTGGGCGCGTGACTTCCACTGGCAACTGCGAGGCTCCCATGCGGCAGGCGACATGGTGACGCTGGTGGCCGGAGATGATTTCCCCGTCCGGCGTCGCATAAAGCGGTAGCAGAAAGCCCAGCTTGCGGAGGCTGAGTTCAATCAAATCCAGCCGCTCCGGGTCTGCCACACGCGGGTTATAGGTCGAGGGCGCAATATCGTTGACGTTTACCAGTTTCATAATCCAAGCCGCTTTTTCAGTTCTGCGATGATTTCTTTTTTCTCAAAGCCCACATCCTGCTTCATGGCCTCCAGCCATTCGAGATATTGCTCTCGCGGGATAGGGAATGTGTAACCACCAATCCGGGCGGAGGTGTCGGCTTCTTCGATGTCGTCCTCGCCATCCTCACCGAACCCATCGGCCAGCTCATCCAGCGATGCCTGAATCTCCTTCAGTTCCTCCGCGTTGAAACCCAGCATGTCGGTGTCATAGGAGGCGTCATCCAGTTCGGTGATCTCCAGCTGGAGCAGCGCCTTATCCCATTCCGATTCCTCACCCACGCGGTTATCGGTGATGCGGTAGGCCTTGATCTGCTCCTGTGTTAATTCCGTGGCCACATGCACCGGCACTTTCTTTAAGCCCAGCCGCTTGGCCGCTTCAAAGCGCACATGCCCGACCACGATCACCATTTCCTTGTCGGTGACAATCGGCTGGCGGAAGCCAAACTCCTTGATGGAGGCAGCGACCTTTTCAATGGCGTGTGCGTTAATCCTTGGATTCCGCGCATAGGGAATCACCTGATCCAACGGAACCAGTTCAATCTTCATCTCACTATCTCCTTGGTTTTTGCGAAGTGATTTCGCAGGGCATTTCGTTTTTTGTTTTTGGGTTATTGTTATTTCTCAATCGGATGTGCCGAAAAAAACGAAACGAAATCGACATTTTGAAGCTGGCGCTGGGGAAATTCCGCGCTCGCGGCGTACCCGTGCAGGCCGGGCTGGAAGGACCCGCCGCGCTCGCTCCGGTTCAACCAACTGAAAAACATATTAAAACAGCGTTGATTGCAGCTGCACGCCTGTTATCCAATAGAAGG